CATTCCTGGGGGGGCTGTGCAGTGCACGACACCTCTCATCTTAATTAAGATGAGAAAAATCACCAAAGGAGTGTTCTATTGCCACCGGGTACAACAACCCGTAAGCGTCTATTACCCTCTGCCGCGCAAAGAGCGGGCAAAGGACTAGCTGCTTACTGGGATCCAGACGAAGGAGGGACGGTTGTTACGTCGTCTCCATCCAACGATCGAGTTGCTTACCTTGGTGGGACACAAGTTACTGTGTCGGAAGGGCATCCAATTTCCCGCCTTAGAAAAGGCGGGTTGGAAGACATCGGAGGTCCTTTTGAATCAACTCGCCAGTGGTGTGATGTCCGAGGTTCTCGGATACACTTCACTGACAAGTGGAAGCAGCCATTCGGTGCGTTGACTCAGGTCCTGTCTTACGACGGGGTCATGATTCCTCGCATCGCTTTGTCTGCTCCCGATTCAGAAGGGCGTAAATTTCCGGCGTTTCCGCCTTCGGCTCGCTCATCTAACGATGCGCTTGACGAATTCGGAGCGACGGCAATTGCCCGATGTAAGCCCACTAATCCACCCGTAGACGCTGCCCAAGCTCTCGGAGAACTTTGGCGTGAGGGTTTACCTCACCTCATTGGCTCCGCGAGCTGGAAGGCCAGATCAGATATTGTTCGTAGTGCTAGTGAAGACTACCTCAATGTCCAATTTGGCTGGCGACCCCTAATTAGTGATATTTCTGATTTCACTAATACCGTCACCCAATTCGATACTGTGCTTGCACAGTACGAGCGGGATGCCGGAGGAGTCGTTAGGCGGCGTTACGAGTTCCCAATAGAACGATCCTCAGATACCTGGGAAGAAAATCTTAGTCCGACCTTGCCTGCTTTGGCATGGCCGGCTAACCTTTTCCAACCAGATACTGTGGGTGCGGGGAAAGTTACCGTGGTGGAGGAAACCACCATACGTCGCTGGTTTTCAGGCGCTTTCACCTACTACTTGCCTACCGGTTACGATAGCCGGGACAAGATAAGTAGGTTGCGTCTGATGGCCGATAGACTCGGCATACAAGCGACGCCAGACACTGTCTGGGAACTTACTCCGTGGAGCTGGGCCGTCGACTGGTTCTCGAATGCCGGGGATGTTATCTCTAACATCTCCGATTTCGGGACCGGTGGCCTGGTTATGCGGTATGGGTACATGATGGAACATTCCATCAAGGAACGTACCTATACCCAGCCTAAGAGTGGATACCGTGTTAAAGGTATCCCTCAGGTTGCGGGACCGTTGACCTTGGTCACTGAGACTAAGGTGAGGCGTCCGGCTAACCCCTTTGGTTTCGGGGTAACTTGGGAGGGTCTATCGACCTTCCAAGCCTCGATCCTGGCCGCGCTAGGTATTACCCGGCGCGGCTAGTGTAGGTCCACTGCACAACCACCAAAGCAGGTTTATACCTGCAAAGGAGCATGCCTATGGCATTTGCTGACCCCCAGTCCGTAACGATTTCGGGTACCCCGATCTCGTTGCCGCGGACTAACGTCCAAAACAACAAGAGCGAGTACACGTCATCGGACGGACTGGTTCGCTTGACCGCTTCCCACGCCTACGGGCGCAGGAACCGGCGAGTGCTCCGGGTCGACCACTCCAAGATCGCCGCGGACCTGTTTATCCCGGCGCAGAACGCCAAACTGTCGATGAGTAACTACATCGTGTTTGACGTCCCTGTGCTGGGCTACACGCCCGCGGAGGCGAAGGCGGTTTACGATGGCTTTAAGGCCACGTTCACCGCATCGACGGATGCCCTGATCACCAAGCTTCTCGCTGGCGAGTCGTAAGACTCACCTTTGGGAGGCGAGGAATCTGGAGCCATCCGACATTGGCAAGCGCCTTGCCGCATACTTTTCGTTTATTCGAAGAGTAAAACGGTTTGCTCTTGCCCTTTGCCTGATCATCCCCATGTTCATCCTCTTCACAGTAACTTCTGTGAAAGAAGACGAAAGTGGTACCAAGGTTATGTTCCCAGTTCCTGGGACCATAACTAGGTGTCCACTGTATGTGGATGATGCAGTTAAGGAGTGCCACAGCACGATCAATTATCTAGAGTCTTCAGTACATGAGATTCTGGATAAGCCTGGTACGTATGTAATTCGTATCAGGTGATCGTTCTGTAGTTGAATGTTGTGGGCTTGGATAGTCAACGTCCTCTATAAGGAGAACGGGCTATGAAAAGCCAACAACGGCTCCAACACCCAAGAGAGGATGATTACCTCCTTTGGGGAATGATTGCTGAAGAATCGGCAATCAGATGTCGCACAAGCACCACCCTTGACTTTGAAACAGTCAAGGCACGTGTCAAGCACGAGGGGTTCTCGTTTTTAACGATGACCCTGGCCGACTT